CGGTCCTGGCCGCCGTGTTGCCGAAGGCGTCCCAGGCGGCCGAGGTGTCGCGCGGCAGGCCGCCGGCCAGCGCGGCGCGGCCGGGCATGCCCGGGTCGATCTCGGCGGCGCGCAGGCTCGCCGGCGCCGGCGCGCGGACGTTCGGATCGGAACCGGGGATCCTGGGCATCTAGCCGGCTCCCACGCCGGACGGCAGCTGCGTGCCGCCGCGGTTGTAGATCGAATAGGCGTTGCTGGCGCCGTTGAGCAGCGAGGCGATGCCGGACGTGCGCTGCGCCGACGCCTCCGCGCGCAGCGAGTTCGAGCGGTTGATCAGGCCGGAGGCCTCGGCCTCGGCGGTGAAGCGCGCCTGCGCCGCCCGCGCCTCGGACTGCACCGCCGCCAGGTTGCCGCTGTGGCGGATCATCAACGCGTCCATCTCGGTGTCTGCGGCCGCCTCCGCCGGGAACAGCACGGACGAGCCCTCGGTCCACACCACGCCGGACTTGCCGGCGGCCGCGCGCTGCGCCGCCTTCAGCTTCTCGCCGCGCTCGCGGATGCGCGCCTCCTCGTAGGCGGCTTGCGCGCGCGCCTGCTCGCCTTCGCGCTCTGCCAGCGCCGCGTTGTAATCGCCGATCTGCTTCGCCGTGGCGGCCGAGGCGGCGGTGGCCGCGGCCAGGTCGTCGGTGGCGCTGGCGCGCTGCATCGACGACACCATCGACATGACGCCGGACGCGACGGACATCACGGCGAAGACGGCGGCCATCTCCATCATTCACCCCCTGCGGCGCATCCGCGCCGCAGCGCGGCCCTGGCACCGCCGGTGGAAATCGCAGCAAGGGGAAGCGCGGGCCGCATCAGAACACCAGCGCAAACAGGTAATGATCGCTGCCGTCCGGGCCGAACTTCGGCGCGCGGCACTCGACCTTGAAGCCGAAGCGCTTGACGAAGCGGATGCCGGCGGCGTGGTCGCAGTTCACATGCGCCTCGATGCGGCGATAGGAGCAGGCGATCAGCTCGGCCCGCGCCTTGGCGGCGATGCGGCCCCAGTCGGCGCGGCGGATCCCCGGTGTGAAGCAGCACCAGGCGAGCGCCCGGCCTTCCCATTGCTCGACCAGGCCGCCGGCGGCGATCGCCGCGCCATCGACCAGGCCGGCGAAGCTCTTGGCGCGGGCGAGCTCGTCGCCAAGCCCGGGCAGGTCGGGGATGCGGCTGCCGCGCGCGCGCAATTGCGCCAGGTGCTCGGGCTGGAAGCGGACGATCTGCACTAGCCGCTCTCCGTCACGTCTAGCCGCGGCATGAGGCCGAGGATGGTCGCCGGCGCGCCGCCGTTGACGCGCACCAGGATCGGCGCGTCGGTGTCGGAAACGCCGGGGAAGTCGCGCATCTCCACGTCGCCGGTGAACGGGTCGAGGCGCCGGCCGACGGTGTCGCTCGGCTTGCGGTCGGGCAGGTAGGTCAGCGTGTCGGCGTCGCGGCCGACGCGCAGGCCTGATGTGCGCCAGACGCGCAGGTAGAGCTGGTTGATCCGCTTCGGCCGGCCTTGCGCCGAGCCCTCGCGCGCGCCGGCCTCGATCCGCGCAGGCTTGATGTCGCTGTTGTAGTCAAGGCCGACCACCGCCTTGGTCACCGCGCTGTCCAGCGTGATCGCGCCTGATGCGACCGTCTTCGGGTTCTGCCGCGCGCCATTGCCCCACACCGCCACCTCGAGCCCCTCGAGGTGGCCAAGGCCGGATATCGTGCTGGTCGAGGCGCCGGAATAGGTCAGGAAGCTGTCGAGGTAGGCCGCATCCTCCACCGCGGTGTCGTCGTCGAACGGCTCGGCCATCACTTCGATGTATCGCTTCGTAGCCCCGTTCACAGTTCGGCGCACGATCGCCCACAGCTGATCCCCGGTCGCCTCGCCGCCGGGGATCACCGCCAGGTCCTCGACGATGCCGGAGCCGCCCAGCGCGTGCTGGTGCCAGGCGGTGACCGCCTCCTCGCGGATGTAGGTGAAGCCGATCAGCGCGCCGTCGGTGCGCCAGCTCCAGGCGACCGACCACGGTTCCTGCTGGAACACCACATGCTGCAGGCCGCCCTTGGTCAGGTGCGGCGCGCGCCGGGTGACGTCGATCGCGCGGTACTTGTTGCGCTCGAAGCTGTAGTCGAGCTCGCACAGCTTGCGCTTCTGCCGGTGCAGGTAGAGGAACGCCTCGCCGGCCAGCACCGGCATGACGTCGGCCGAGCCGAGGCCGTTCTGCCGCTTGGCCAGGAAGTTGCCCGGGGTGATCGCCTCGTCCTCGCGCGTGGCGCCGGCGGCGTAGATGGCGTTGACCGCGCCGGCGAGCAGGCGCTGGTCCGACGCGAGCCAGCGGATGTTGTTCACCTGGTTGGCGGCGATGGTGTAGGCGACGGCGTCGTCGTCGCCGGTGCCGCCGGTGAAGTTCTCGAAATCGCCGGATTTCGAGCCGTCGATGCGCAAGGGCGCGCCGAGGGAGCCGGCGAAGAACAGCCGCTCCTCATGGAACTGGCAGCAGGCCGGCGGGTTCGCCGCCCAATGCGCCGGCGCCGCGGTGAAGCTGATGGTCGACAACGTCCAGCTGGTGTGGCCGGTCCGCGTCAGCTTGCGCGGCGCATAGCCGGGATGCGTCAGGTAGAGCGTGTCGGCCGACTGCGTCCACTTCAGCTTGGCGAGGTCGCCGGCGGCATAGGGCGAGGCGATCTCGTAGGCGCTCATGCCGGAGAGGATCTGCGCCTTGTCCTTGTAGAAGCGGAAATACTGGTGGCCTGCCTCGATGATGTAGGCCTGGGTGGTGGAGAACTCGAACGGGATCAGCCGCGTCGCCGAGCTGCTGGTCTTCACCTCGGCCACATGCTGGAAGCCCGGCCGCCGCGTCACCGGCCCCTGCGGCAGCGGGATGGCGTTGAGCTGGGTGCGGCAGGCCTTGAAGTACCACTCCAGATCGACGCGCGCATCGAGCAGCGGCGACACCTCGCCGGCGTTGAAGGCGGCCAGCATCGGCGCCGCCCTAGCCACGGTGCCGCCTCACGCGCGGGTTCCATGCCGGCCCGGCCGCTTGCCGCACGGCGGCGATCGTCCACTCGATGTCGCCCCCGGTGCGGCGGAGCATGCGCGCGACGCTGAGCGGATCGGTCGGCAGCGGCGCATAGTTCACCGCATGCTTGACCCGCGCCGGCAGCGCGTCGAACACCGCCATCTCGCAGGCGAACAGCGCCGGGCAGACGATTTCGGATTGCAGCTCGAGGCTCACAGCCGGCTTTCCTCGAGGTCGCTCACGTGGAGCTCGTCGTAGAAGCTCTCCATCGCCGAGGTGGTGCGCGCCTCGGCGATCCGCTTCTGGTATTCCTTGCGGAGCTCGTCGCGCAGGTCGAGCTTCTCGGTGATCTTGAAGCAGCAGGCATGCGCCAGGCGGTAGACCAGGGCGTCGAACAGCAGCGCGTCGAACTCGCTCACCGTGTCCAGGTCGCGGACGTATTGCAGGTAGAGCGGCGCGCCTTCGTCGGTGAGGATCTTGCGGCCCTCGAGTGCGTAGCGGACGCGGAAGTCGGGCAGCTCGCCGATGCGCCAGGCGCGCAGGAAGTCGGACGGCACGCTATAGGCTTGTGCCCAGCCGAAGGCCGGCGCCGTCGCGTCGGCGGCGATCGCGCGGCGGGCGAGCGCGCATTTCCAGCCGTGCCGGCGCAGCTCGGCGCGGCGCACGCGGTCCCATTGCGCGCTGAGCGCCCGCTGCCGCGGCGTGTCCTCGGTGACCGAGCTCAGGATCTCCTGCCCGAGCTCGGTCAGCGTGGCGTTGTAAAGGTTGAGAAGATCCGCCATCGGGCACAGGCCGCGCGCACCCGGCGCGCGGCCCGATCTCCCTTAGTCCAGGCTGTAGAAGATCTGGACGCGCAGGTTGCCGCTCGCCGGCAGGTTGGCGGTGGCAAAGGTGATGATGACGATCTCCTCCGCCGTCAGCTTGGCGACCGTCGCTGCCGACACCACGCCAAACAGGGTCGGTGTGTTGGTCGCGGTGAAGGTCGCCGATGCGCGATACTTGCCGGCGGTGCCGGAAATGCCGATGGCGATTGTGGAGGTGCCGAGCGACGTGTCGGTCTGCAGGATGCCGTAGAGGAACTTCGCGCCCTTCGGCAGACGCGCAACCTCGATGATACCGTCCGCGGTGGCCTGCGAGGCTAGCACGACGAGCTCGTCGAAGCAGCGCACGCGGCCGTGCACGTCGCAGGGATCCGGCAGCTGCACCGGCGTGCTGTTGCGCAGCTTCGCCATCTGGGTGCCGTAGAGAGTGGCCATGGTGGTGATCCTTCAGTGAGTGGCGGGATGTCGGCGAAAGCGCACCGTCGCCGGCGCGCTCCCGGCGGTTACGGCGTGGTCGCGATCTCGACGACGCTCTCCTCCTGCATGCGGTTGGCGCCGATCGACATGCGGACGTAGACCTGCACCGCCATGCTCTTGTCGCGGCGCGGGCCGATGTCGGTGACGATGTCCTCGGCGATCTCCAGCTTGATGCCGGACTTCACCCAGGCCAGGCAGGCGCGATCGGTGCCGCCGACGATCAGGCCCGTCCGCTGCGAGCGGATGAACTTGAAGCCGAGAAAGGTGTCGATCTGGCCGGCCGCCAGCGCCTTCACCGTGTTGTAGTCGGACGACTTGATCTCGGTGGTGTTGAGCAGCACCGTGATGTCCTTGGCCGGGCAGGCGATGAAGCGCGGCTCGTCCGGATCGTTCTCGGCGGCGTCGAGGATCTCCTTCGCCG